GTGGTGACCTCATCGGTGCGCCCGGGGGTGGTCGAATCATAGTATGTCGTAAGACGTGTAAACCCATGATCCTCGGGTAATGAGGTAAAAAGTTTTATGCCCTTTCTGTTAAAACTTACAAAACAGAATGATGTTAGATGTGCTAATTAGCCATAAGGATCGGATAAAGAGTCCGCCTGCCTATGGTTATTTAGTAGTGATTTTACATTTTTATAATATTTTTATTGATATTTATAATAAGGTGTAGGGAATGATGATCCGGTTATCACTTCCGGTTTCCTACTGGTGTTACTTGATGGTCTGATATCATCATTATCAGCTTTTATTACTACTCGCGTGCCAGACGTAGTGGTCGTCGTCGGGCTAGTAATTGATGGAGTTGGTATCATTCTTTTTGGATTTGGGGGTACTATCCAATAATAACAAAAATCATCTCCACCTGCAATGTACGTTGTCGCGCCTCCAGAATTCCATCCGGTGACGGCTACATCACTTGGTGTATTAGTCGGGTCTCCTACTGTGTAATCCGAGGTTGCCTGTGTCGTTGGTCGTACTAGTTCAGTACTATACCAAGGAATGGTTACCTGTTGATTATCCACATTGGATAAGACTATTGCATCGCCTGTGTCAGCGCCTGCTTGACCTAGTGTTTGTAACAACGCCTTGCCTGTTGTATTGTTTGTGTATTTTAGCCTGCGTGAGCCACGCCAAAATAAGAATGTTGTTGAGTGTAAATGAAACGGTGACAAAGGTGTCATAGTTGAATCTACCACTCCAGGAAAAGATGCTGCATATGCGTCTAGTGTGTTTGAATGAACCACAAAACGTTTGCATTGATCAGTAATTGTTGACGATTGATCCGCCATGTACAATCCTGACTCTTTGAAACCATGAGAGTTTGTCTGAATTCCTTCTGATGGTTGATTCCACTTATCCTGAAGTGAAGACTCTTTACGAGCACCTGTAATGACTAAAGGTGTCATGTCTCCCGAATAATGTTGTAAAAGTGACAACTGGTAATCTGGACCTGCTGCTCTCCAAATATTGACGTAATAAATAGCGTCTGCTGGTAATGAACTACCTTGGACGTCTGTTAACGCTTCAATAATTAGATAAGGTCTTGACTGATAACCAGTACTATCTACGATGACTCCCTGCCATACTCTTTGTGATAAGTATGGTACTGTGAACGAGGTCCACGCATCGCCTTTCACATCCACTATCCTGGACATGAATCCTGTTCCGTTTCCTGTTCCACCTGGCGGTGGTCCAGCGGAATACACTACTGACAGTTTAAATCTACAGGAGTAAAAAGGTGTACCCACAAATTGTACTAGAAACTTTATGCTACCTCTCCAGAAGCGATAATACGCTGACATGTACGCCAGGTAATCAACTTCCGTTCTAGTTGAGTTTGCATAAGTGTTCGGATGAACTGGTGTGGTCAAAACAACTCCTTTAGTTGTAACTGATGTCTTGTAGAACAAGGCTGGCAACTGACAGTATTGAACTGCTGTCATGTCTGATGTAGACTCAATGCCAACGTCTTTTGAGACTTGATAAGTCGGAAAAGAACTTAGTGATTCTGAATAATCAACTCCGGTCAAGTGTGTGTGTCCTCGATTTTGCCTGAGGGCCATAAATGTAACGACTTGATCCGTTGATGGTTTATCCAGATTTCCAAATAAGTTCTTACCAAAATTAATGATGTCTGATATGATTGGTACTGAATGAAGTAGTGGCGCTACCGCCTGTACTACTCCCTTAGCACTCTCTCCTACGACGTCTTTAGTCTGTGCTTCCTTATTTGTTCTACCTTTCGCGCTTTGTTTCACAGCGCCAGAAATTACAATGGGACTTTTTCCATTCTTATTACTGTGAGAGCCTGTTTTGGTCAAACTTGTTGCATCTAAAATTCCATAAGTATGGATATTGACCATCTGAACCCAAATTGAGATAGGAATACTGTCCGTCACTGAAGCCGAACTAGTTCTCAATGGGTTGAGCTCTGCTATGTTGATGCGTGGTTGTATCCAGGGAACTGCTAGTGCAAAGGAAAGATCATAATGTGGATTGTAACTGAAATAAGGTATATTCAGTGTACACTGGTCCTGCTGGGAAGCAGACAGTAATATCGTATTATTGATCGATGCCAAAGCGACTATTGGATCACCTGGTAATGAGGTATTCACGTAATTTGAAGGCAGCCAATTCACAATCATACATCCTTGATGATAAGGAGTAGAATTTAAGCGTATGGTCACTTTCCAATCACATCTGAGGTAACGATACATCGCCTCTTGAAAGAATCCAAGAATAGACTGATGTATACTTGAGGTATTAATAATCGCCTCAAGCACATCTATAGTCTGAGTTGTATATCCAGGTCCCCACGTTATATCGGGTAACTGGACGACTCTTTCTAAGAGTGATGTTGGTGTATCCTCAGGAAAAGGATTAATAGATGAAAACAATGACTGTAACTTCATAGAATCCGTTTGTTCGATAACACGGGCAGTGTCTTCAAACCGGATTTGTGATGTTTGTGCAGTGATCGCTTGATCAGTTTCTGTTGAGAGACTTTGCTCTACTAATTTTTCGGTTGTTGTTGTTTGTGCGTCTGAATTCTCATATATTAGCAACAGCCAGACAACTGTGCGTAATGTGGGGGTGGTAGGTGTTTGTGTTTT